CTTCCTTCCGTATAGGGCGCCAAGCCACGTCAGGGCGCACGCCAGCGTGAGTAGCGGCTGCGGGCGGATGGCCCCTGCGTTAATCCACGAACACAGTTCCCCGAGCAAGCCGGTAGGCCTCGTAAGAAATTCAAGCTCGCGCTTCTCTTCAGCTTCGTCGACTGGTGGCAGGGCCGACTCTTCCTTCTCCCGCACGGCCGACATTATCGATTCGAGGTCAACAGTGCATGTGATATTCGCGTCGCCGTATGTGTCGTCGTCAATAATCCACCCGATTCGCTTGCTCTGCGGAGGGTTCTTCCGGGCCTCGGTAATCTTGCGGCGGAAGTCCTTTAGTTCGGAGGGGTCCCCTAGATTCCACGGCGGGCTGCACCGCGGATTGTACTCGCTCGCAAGGATCGAGAACGCCGCTTCGTCCGACAGCCTACACCCACTCACCATGCACTGCGCGGCCCAAAACAGCTTGCCGTGCCCGTCCAACCCCTGGACTGCCGGGTCGACAGTCGCGAGGTAGAGGCTAATTCGTCGCTGCGTGTCCTGCCGCGGGGCCGCCAGGGTCTCGTTGTATACGAGGGGGGTGCCATTAAACTTGACTATCTCCTTCGGGCGCATACAGTCCGGATACTGCGCCGGGTACAGCCCAGGTCGCCACGGGTCAAGGTCCTGTGCCCAGTAATACTCACCACCGGCCGGGCAGCCGTCGTATGGGTCGAGATGCGATGGCGCCAAGACAATGTAGTACCCTTCGCCGCGGATATCAACGCCAGGAAGAAACGAGTTCTTGTTCCGCGGCGGGTCTGTGGCTGTGAAGAGCAAGTGGAGCCCGCCCCGCGGCGTATATTGACTGACTGTTGCCTGGTTAGTGCAGCCGGCCTCCCGCAGCGAAGTAAATCCATTGATGCCCTTCGCTTCGTTGATGTCAATGTCGACTACCCACACGCCGCTTCCCTTGCCACATGCCAGGCCGATATTGGCGTCGGGCCACTTCTCCCACCACGACGATAACACCAGCTTGTCTACGGTGGCGTCCTTTACTCCGCTCTTCGTGATCGGAGTCTTCTTCCCGGGGGCCAGCGGGAACACTGGCCAGCCGAGGTCGGCGTACTTCAACGCGTATTCGTATAAGCTATTCATTCATCTCACCCCACAAGCCGAGGGCCTTCTCCATCGCGGTAAGTCTACGAGGGCATGTTTCCGCGACAACCCCAAGGTCAAGAGCTGTTCCATGCTCACTTCCGTTGCAGCAGCGCATAAAGCACTCGCTGTTGTAGGTTATCCACTTCGGGCAAAGCAGCCTATCAAACCCAAATTGAAAGAAGATTCGTTTTTGCTCTTTTGTCATTCGTCACCCTGCACTGGCTGATTGTAGCCAACGATCTCAAAATACTTTCCGTTCTTGCGCACCGTGATTGTCTTCGTCCAGTCCAGCAATGACTGCGAGAGAAACATATCCTCCAGTACGGAGTTCACAGTAGCCGCCCCGGCCTTCGACGTACCTAGTGACCGCTTAACCCACCATTGCTTCGCATTGCGGCCGGCGTACCCTTCGTGATCGAGGCATACCCACTCCCTGAACACCGACAGCCCGCATCTGTACTGAACCTTCAAAGAGTCCGGCGACCCAGGCTTCTTGTGCCTGGACACCGTAACGGAGTCGACGGCATGAGCCTCCGGCATCGAGATGATCGACCGCTTCGATGCCTTGTCGCCGTGCATTCGGCGTTCTTTCTCTACCGCTTCGAGTCTCTCGACTTCTTGTTTTGGGATCTCCCAGCCGCAAGCCGGGCAACGACGTATTGATCGACTAAAGGACTCGCGACACTCATTGCAGGTTGCCATGACAGTCTTGAGTCCTGAACCAAGTAAGTCGATGGGACCGTGTTCGTCGATACATCCTGCGAAGTCGAGGACAAGGCAGTCTTCCTTTCCGGGGTTAATCCGAAGGCCACGCCCAACCATCTGCGAGAATAGTCCGGCAGAGAGGGTGGGGCGGAGTAAAACGATGCAGTCGACGTGCGGGGCATCGAAGCCTTCGGTGAGAACATTTACGCAACACACATGCCTCAGCAGCTTCCCCTTGAAGTCGTGGATTATCATGTCGCGCTCTTTGCGCGGAGTCTTCCCGGTAACCGGCGGGGCCACTATTCCCCACGCCCTGAGTTCATCGGAAACACGCAAGCAATGTTCTACATCTACGCAAAAGAAAATCATAGACTTGCGACCCTCCGCACGCATAATGCCGACAGCTTCTTTGACCGCCTCTTTAACCAGGTCCTTCTTGTTCGTTGCCGCGGCCAGTGACTTGACTATATAGTCGCCGCCGGAGTTTCTCTTCACGTCCTTTAACTCCGGCGTGGCCACACTCGCCTTGGACCGCAACCTCGACAGGAATCCCTGCCCTATGAGATCCTTGACGCCAGCTTCGTAGCACACCTCATTGAGAATATGGTCCTTGTGGCATATCGGCCCGCAGCCCATGCGGAACGGAGTGGCCGTCCAGCCAACAACGCGGAGGTGTTGGTTGAACTTGCGGCAGCCCTCTATAAACGTCCGGTACTTTCCTACTCCGGAGGGAGGTATCCGATGCGCTTCGTCAACGAACACGAAATCGAATGGAGCGAATTCACCAGATCGCTTAAAGATGCTGTCAATCGATGCGAAAAGTAGAGGCGAATCGTAATCACGTTTCCCGAGTCCAGCAGAGAATACCCCGACATTCCCTTCCGGGTAAAGAGCATTGAGCTTTTCGGCATTCTGCTGGACCAGTTCTTTCCGATGCGCCAGGATGCAACCGCGAACATGCGGAGAGTCTACGTGCCACTTCTTGATGATACTGGCCATCGACACGCTCTTCCCGGCCCCGGTCGGCAGCACGACGCACGGGTTCGTGTCCTTCGTGCAAATGTGCGCATGAAGCGCTTCTTCGCACGCGACTTGGTATGGGCGCAGCGTGAACGTCATTCCACGCCCTCCCTAATCTCGGCCTTCCTGTCGCTTCGCACAATGGCCACGCGGCCCACTTCTCCGAACTCGAACTCCACGGCCTGATACCCGAACCCGTCGCACCTTGCTATCGGAGCGAGCTTGCTAATGTCGTCGTGATACCTGAGGCTCCACGCTTCCGCTAGTCCGCTGGCCTCACCAGTCCAGCAAGTTCGAGAATCCTCCTCGGGATACCGGGAAATAATGTCATCGGCGCAGTGGCTTGTAGCTTCAGCGCCAAAAAGTCCCTTTGCTGATCCGAGGAACTTATTAGTGAGGGCTGAAACGGGAAGAGTGTGAAGTTCGGTGGACGCGTAACCGATTCCGCCGTGCATCCACTTACTTCCGTCGACATTTGTGAATTCAATGTAGTCATTTCCTGCCGGGTCCTTTCCGTAGTCGGTCGGCTCCGCGAAGCTCAGCAGGCCCGGCAGGACAAGATGATCGTCGCACGTTTTCTGTTGGTCTTCGATCGACAGGCCGCGTGCGTGCTTTGCACACTCCCATCTGGCGTGGCCGGCACAAGTCGGAGTCGAGTGGCAGCACTGCCGGCAGTTGATGGCCGGGACCGGGAGGGCTACGTCTCCGATTCCCCAGCACAGCGAGTGGGCCGAACAGAATTTACACTCCCACCAGTCGATGTTCTCAGTGATTCTCTCGGGCGCAGAGTTCGAGGTGATTATCCTCTTTGCCTTGGCTAGCAGGCCAAGCGCGAACTCTTTGTCGTACTCGATACGCTCTGTGTAGATTTCGTCGGTGTCCTTGTTCTTCGCCAAATACAATGCCCTCTTCATGCCAGTCTTGTGCATGTAGATCTGCATTTGCGCATAGTGGACCGGCTTAGACGCTTTGACTTTCGCCTTCTTGAGCTTCGCGAACGACTTTGCATTGTGTGTCTTAAATTCGCCTACGTGCCATGTCTTCTCGGCACCAATAAGACCAATCAAGGCGGCGTCTAGGTGTCCGCTAAAGTGGCCGCCAAGGTCGGATATCTCGATCTGCTTGCCTGTCCGCGGGTCAACGTCGTGGACCGTGCAGCCGATGTCGCGGAGATCCTTGACCATTCGGATCTCTTCCAGGTCACCTGTCTCGAATAGCCGGTAGATTCTCCCGGGAAAATCTTCCTTAGTGCAGGCCCGGAAGAGATACCACAGATACCGCTCACACGGGTGCCCGATGATCGACGCCCCGAGGTAGCCGCGGTACGGGTCCGCGTCACCTACTTCCTTGTAGTGAGCGTATATCGCCGCGGTGATCGGCGATTCTTTCGGAATAAATTTGTCGAGGTCACCCATCCAGCGCCTCCCATCCGGTACTAATTTCCGCCGCCAATACCGCTGGTGGAGTTTCGTTTACCAGCAGCGGATGCACCTCATAGAAGTACAGCCTCTCGGCGGAGTTCGTGAACACGAAAGATACTCGGCTCTCGCCAGTGTCGTTTTTAACTGACCCAAACCGAAGAGCCATGTTACCAGCTAGCTCTTGACTGTTACGGCGACCTTCTTCGGTTTCCGCTCGACGAACTTCGAGAGCTTCGCGAAGAAGTCTGGGTTATTCACCCTGTACCACTCGTAACCATCTTCGTCGAGAGAGCGAGTCGCTGACGACTTGACTGGCGGATGGAGTTCGGCTTCCTTGCACAGGTCGTCAATCTTGTCGCAGTCTGCCGAAATGGTGAAGCCACGCTTCACGACGACCTTAACCTTGCCGGGGAGAGTAATCGTTCGCTGGCCATCTGCCGGTCCATCGATCAAGGAGGCGAGCTTCGACTCAACTTCGATTCGGTCAGCCTTGTCGGAGGCCTCCCTTACCTTGCACGCGTCAAAGTCTGACGCGAGAACCACAATCGACTCGAATTCCTCTGGTGTAGGCGGCCTGAATACTTGCTTCGTCATGCTCTGGTTTTCCTCTGATAGTTTATCTGTCATGTTACACTTCATGCACAACTACCCGCGGAACTGTCCAGTGGCATAGTCGTGGTCCATGTGCAGCCTCCCGCTTCCGCCGCAAGCATCAGAACGTCTCGGGCGGGACGGCGGCGTTGGTCTTCCACGGGGCGACACCAACAGCGGGAGCCGGAGCGAACGGAGCTACCGGGGCGGCGGGAGCCGGGGCGGCGGGAGCCGGGGCGGCGGGAGCGACAGGGGCTACTGGAGCCGCGGGAGCCTGAGCCGCAAGTGCGGCGGGAGTGTAGGCCGCCTGATGGGCGGCGGTAGCAGCGGGAGTGTAGACCGCCGGAGCGGGAGCAATCGGGGCAACCGGAGCCGCCGGAGCCGCGGGAGCTACGGCGTCGAAAGGCTTGTAGGTGCGGATCTCGTTGTCGCCGTTCTTAGCGGAGACCTTGACGGCAGCGAGGCACATCTTCCCGACAAGCTCTTGGGTGTCACGCACGACGGCCAGCCCAGTGGCCTGCCCAATGGCAGCAAGCGACCGCATGGAGATCTCTACGGCCTTCGCACTGGGGTTGTCGATGTTGAGCCTATCCCAAAGCTTACGCCCGTTCGCCGGGCCGTCCAACACGCATAGCCTCAGTTCGATGAAGTTGCCATCGCCGGCCTTGGTTCGTTTGATCTCGGCCGCCTCAATTTGGACCGGATAGTCGCCGGGCGTAAGTGGCAGGAAATCTTCCAGCGGAACAACGGAACTCGTGTCGAAAGCACCGCCTTGCGGAGCAAAAAAAGCACTCAGGTCGCCGGCTTGGCCTGTAGACATAGGATTCTCCCTTGTGGTGAAGTGATTATGGTTTCCGAAAAGAGCAGGCGGGTGGGATTGAACCACCGTTAGTCATCATCGGTTTCCACCTCGCATCCCCCCATCTCGTGGCTGGCCGTGTCACAGCCCTTTGGAATCTCGGCCGGGGGTACACTTCTTCCTTGTGGTTACCTACGCCCACATAAAGCCCTCTTCTACTTCTTCGTCTGCTGAAAATGCACGGTCGCACAGTCTACGTGCCCGTCTTCCTTGGCAGCTTTGTCGTAGTATATATCCAAGCGAGCCCCGCCAGTAGTCACCCCGGCGGCCTCTCTTGCTGCCGCAATAATTGCGTCTGAAACTTCTTTCTGGTCGAGCGTAACTTTTACTTCCGTCTTGGGCATGCCTAGCCTTTCCTATTGAGACTACTGGGCCGCCACAATAGCGGCCATGAACGCGTTGAAATCGAGCGGCAACTCGTAAGGGAGTCGCCCGTATACGCCGCGGCCTCCACCGGGGTGTGCCGGGTTCTTCTGCGTATACAAGAACCGGGCGCCGCCAGTGAGGTCGAGTCCCCGCTTCTTTTCCTTGTTGAAGCCAACGTCTTCTTTCTTGACGACAACCTTTGTGTTGGCAAACAGAATGACATCTGCCCACCGATACAGAAGGTTGGCGGCCTTGTCGTGAATGTCGAACTGGTACTGATCGTAGGAGTCGCCGGCCGGGTCGTCAAAGCGTTTCACCTTGACGTGGCCGATGATGATGGACGCCATGTTGCGTTCGGTACGCAGTGTATCCAGCCACTCCGTAATCATTCTCCAGTGCGACAGGGACATCGTGTATCCTTTGCCGTACCCGCCGCCGACCTTCTCGATGCTGTCGACGTTTCCGTTGCTCGCACACACGTCGGCGTGAATGAGAGGTTCCAACGTGCTGGCTGAGTCAAGGAACACAGTCTGGAACTGGTGGTTATCACCCCGTAGCGTGGACAGCCCGGAAATGAGATCTACGACGCTATGACTTGGCGGGAACGCTGGCACGTCAATGTCATCGATACCCTCTTCGCCCTTGACCGGCAGGCCGATAGCTCCGGGCCACGCGGCGGCCCAGGTACTCTTGCCAATCTTTTCTACGCCGAGAAGGATAATCCGCGGCGGACGCATTACAGTACCGCTCGTAATCGAGTCGAGGTTAAATGCCACTTGTCTCTCCCTACCTAATGACTATCTTGAAGTCTTGCGAAAATTCTTGCCCAGAATCGACCAGCCATGCACCAACGGCAGCCTTGACCGCACCCAAGAGAATGCTTGCCGCATACTCTTCGTCTCTTCCCTCTCGGATTCCATCGACGCTACAGAGCAAGTGCTCGTCGTCTTCGGTGATAAGAAATACTTCCATGTCTCTCGCTCCAAGAGATTCGTTGTTTCGTGCTGTCATTGAATGCTGGCCTTTGCCGATAAGGGTCTATTGTACCATCGATAAGTCGGTCTAGTACCAAGAAAACCGGAATTTTCTCAGATTTTCTTGGTAATCAGGCCACTGGCCGTGTCGCTCGTGATGAATCCGGGCTTATTCTCCAGCCTGAAAGTCCGCTGCATGCCGATGCGGTCGCCCTCGGCCTCGGCCTTGGTATCGTAGGGACCGCACTCGACTTCGAGATCCTGGCCGGTAATCCACCACTCGCCGTCTCGTAATTCTGTTTTCATTGGTTTCACTACGCAGTGAACCGGGGCGTACAGTGGCCGGCCTCGATCAATTGCTCCGCCTTCCTACCGTAGGAACCTTGGAGCGACCACGCCAAGCCAGAGTCGATTAAGCTCTGAAACATTTCTACTGTTTCCTCTTCTGACAACGCTCCGTTTTCGTAGGAAATAATGTCCCCGATAGTTGCAGCCATGATGTTCTCCCGCGTGAGGTTGAAGTAATACTGAATCCACCCCAATACAACATGGCTGCATTATGCCGGAGCAAAAGCAGACACGTACACCTGGAACTGCCCCACTCCAGTGAGGCCGAACCCGTGCGTGGGGTTGGCCTTGTGATACGCCTCCAATTTCAACTTGAATTGGCTAATAGTGAGAGCGGGTTCGTTGTCCGCTCCCGTTCCGGAGCTATCGACGAACCAGCTTTTTTCCGTATCCTTCCATTCCGTAGACTCGAACTCTTGCAGGTCTGGAAACGGAACCGGCGGATAGCCTCTGATTTCCTCGGCACTGTCAGGGACATGCGGTTCGTCAAGTTCATCGAAGTCACTCAAGTCAGAATAGTCCATAGTAATCTCCATTGTGATTAGTTACAGAAAGCTTCGGTTGGATAGGCGTAGGGGCAGTCCAGTGGAACAAACGACACTCTTGCGGTGCCCCGGTCGTCAAGAAAGACAATCGGGTCGTTGCCGTCGCGACGGAACTGGTCGCGTACTTCGTGGATTGTCAGCGGACTCTCTGGATACAGTGTCCGCGGTTCGTCGGTCTCGATGATGATCTCAGTTGCCAGCATCGCAGGACGCCTCCGTTACGGTTGTTTCGGTTCCGCAATGTGGGCACCAATACAGGTCTTCGTCCCACCCGTTCGCCGTGCATGCAGACGGCTCAAACGCACTGATAACATCGATACACTCGCAATTGTCGCACTTGACTTCAATTTCTCCCATGGTCTCTCTCCGGTTGTTGTTGGTTGGTTTTCGATCCGGCCGCGGACGCCTGCCCCAGGGTCCGGGGTCGCAACCTACTTGGCCCTGATTACTGTCGAGACTACGCCCCGCTGGCTGTACAGCAGCACCTCGAACTCCATGTTCTTTAGCCTGGCGACCATTGCGGTGCTCAACTCTCCGCCGAACTCGATACCTCTATTTGGCACAACCTTGCAGATCGACCCGGCGGCAGTCTCCGGAGGGAGTATAGCTGGTGCTAGAAACGCCTCTTCTGCCCTTTTTGTGGCCTGCCCGATTGTCGGCGGATCGTCTGGGTGGCGGTAAAATCTCATTTTAGCCGGCCTCTTCGTCGATTGAGTGCCGAAAAGCCTATCAATTAGCTTGTCGTTTTCGGCACGCACCTCCGGGGTCGGGGGCTTGTCCTGCACTTCGGTGGCCAGCTTTTCAAGTTCGGCGTCGCTATGCCGCATCATAGCTTCTTCCATGGGATCTTTGGCCGGCTCCATCACTTCCGCCGGGTCGATATCCTCGACGCTAGGCAAGGACCTCTCGAACTGAA